ATTCCAGCACCTCAGATAAGCGCCAGACTTTTGTTTGTGGGCCAATACATATTTTCCGTGGAAATTTTCCTTCCTTTTCAAGTAATGCTCTGTGTCTCCTGCCAAGAGCTGTTAACCATGCACATTCATCTTCCTTAATCATCCTGTCGATTGTTTTATCATTTTCAAGTTCTTCACGCGTAACTATTTCAATCATTACCGTCACCACTAATTAGCTTATTCAGATAGTCGTACCACCAGTTCATAGCTTCTTTTTTTCTGTCCATATACTGACTTCTGTTATAAACCCCGGCAACACCGCCTAATGTGTGCCCAAGCAACTGTTCAACCACATTATGTTCAAAACCATGATCACTTAGCTTTGTGGCAAACACTCTTCGCATATCATGCGCCGTCCATTTTTCCGAGTGTTTCATCCTTTTCCATGTCTTACCGATAGTTACGCTTGCCGTACACTGACGCATATCAAACCCAATCACATTTTCTTTGTTACCTGTTATTTTTTTTAACGTAACTAACCAGTTAAACATGCCATCAGGAATCGGTCTGATTATTTCCCTGCCATTTTTGCTATGATCAGCGGGAACGCGCCATAATTTCTTATCAAAATCCCACTCTACCCAGGACGACAGTAATACTTCTGACAGTCGACAACCAAAAACTACCAGGAAACGTAAAATAATTCGGTTTTCATATGATAATTCGTGATTGTCATAATCAGTATTAATACTTCGCCATAAATCTCTGATTTCATCATCTGTTAAAACCCTGCTTCTTCGCGCAGACTTTTTTCCCACATCACAGACCTCAAGATCATCAATTTCATGACTAATCGCGTATTTTCTTACCCTACAAAATTTAAGCGCCTGTTTTGATATACGCAACAAAGCTCCGGCCTGTACAGGTGCTACTTTTTTTATTTTGTCAAAACACTTGATCCACATAGATATAGAGCAATCACTAAGTGGTACATGACCAATCACCGGATAAATATGTTTACCAAAGCACTGCCTGATATGTTCTGCTCCCCTACGCTTATCCATTGCATAATTATCAAGCCAGTATTCAAGTGCCTCACGAACGGTAACAGGTTGCAAGGTGGCTTCCCGTTCAATTTTTATCTGAATCCGTGGATCTCTGCCCTCCGCAAGCCAGGTTCGACACTGATCGCGCATCTCTCTCGCTGATTTGAGACTCAGATCAGGATATTTTCCAAGTGTCAGCCAGATGGGCGCGGTTCCCCTTCCCGCCAGTCTGTAAAAGAAAACAAAACTAACACATCCGTATTTACTGACCCGTACCGAAAGCCCGTTACCATCAGCGATGGTTTCCTGCCTCTCACTCCTGCGCCCAAGCAGGGAACGAAGTTTTTTATCGCTCAGTTTGTTTAGCGCCATGTGATTTATAACCCGTTTTTGCAATACACAGTGCAATACACAAATGATGAAAACAGCCAGAACCATCCAGAAAAAACAAAAACGACGAACAAGAAAAAATCTTTTTCTTTCATTTGGTTACTAAAAAAATCAGGACAGGTCGCACTGTTGTTACGGCGTGATGTTACTTTCTTCGTGAAAAAATTCACCCGCGCTGAAACCTGCTCCTTCGCTTTTTTCGCCAGACGACGCAGATCATCCCAGCGTTTACAGATGCCCAGGCCGGGATTCGCTTTCTGCCAGACCGTTTCATCAAACGGATCATCTCCCTCATCGAGCGTGTAAATGATCGCAAAGTAGGAGTCGTCTTTTACTGCGCCCTCCACGTTGCTGTTATAGCCACGCAATACCTTAATGGCGTAATCACGCTGCTCGTAACAGATCCCTTCCTTGTTAAACCCTGCAGTGGTGATACCAAATAACAGGGACTGCAGACGGGCACCGGTTGCCGTTTCCAGAACATCCCACACATCACGGGTTTTATGTGCATGCAGCTCATCAATAATGGCGCAGTGGATGTTCAGACCGTCCAGGTTGTTTGCATCCGAGGAAAGCGGTTCAAATTTTGATGCGCTCTGCTCCTGGTAAATCGCCAGCTTGTTGAAATCAAACAATCGCCCGAGTGTCGACCGGGCTTTTCTGACCATATTTTTGGCGTCTTCAAACACAATTCTGGCCTGGTCACGCGTGGTTGCGGCTGAATACACCTCAGCACCGCCTTCACCATCTGCCCCCGTCATATACAGGCCGATACCCGATGACAGGGTTGATTTTGCGTTTTTACGGGCGACTTCGTTGTACGCCGTACGGAACCGGCGCACCATCACCGGACGTCCGCTGCCATCGCTGCGCATGACAACTTCCCCGGTCTCTTCATTGACCAGCGGAATGACAAAACCAAAAATATTAATGAGGATAAATACATGCCAGTCCATCAGTTCAATGGGCTGGCCTGCCAGCGCCCCTTTCACATGGGGCACAAATTTGTAGAAATTCAGGATGTGCTGCGCACGGGGTTCACTAAAATAAATCCCCCGCTCTTCGCCGTACTTCAGATCATCAAGAAAACGCTGGCAGGCCAGACGGACAAATTCGCCAGCGACAATTTCTCCTGCAACAACACGTTCGGCGTAGCGGATCCCGTCAGCCACTTTTGCCATCAGTCTCTCGCTTTTAAAAGTTCCGCCAGCGGATCAACATCATCCGGTCCGGCGGTATTTACTTTCGCCCGGCTTGCCGGTGACATACCAAACTCTGCAAGCATCGCCCGGATCCGCTTCCAGGCATCCGCTTTCATCGCAGCAGCCGGGTGTGCCTTAATCAGCACATCACCGTTCTGCGTTTTCGTGCGGTAGGTATACCCCTCAACATCGAGTGTTTCGCAGTGATGCCGGTATTCGGTGTAGGCTTCCACCAGTAACTCGAGTGCACGCGCATCAAGCTGAGAAATGATCCCTTCCGCATTCAGTTCTTCCGCCATTCGCCTGAACCAGTACTTCCCCTGCGACCCTAAATGTTGCGGAATTTTAGGGAGACATTTTTCATCCTTTTTAGCGGTTTTTTTTGGGTCTTTAACGGGGCGCTTTGAGGGGTTGCCTCGTATCAAATGCAGGCGTGGCGGGGTTTTCAGGGGTCCCGGCATAATCGGTTTTACCTATCAATCATTTAATCACATTCCAAAAAAAAGTTTTCGAACCTGCGGCGATGCGAGGAAAGGTCAGGCGGCGGTCCCGGACAGCCAGGGTTGCAGGGATTTGACCCGCCCCTCCCCACAAGTGAGAATAATTATCACCTGATTCGTTCGCGCGCTGTTTTCGCTTTGTGGCAGGGCCAGCACAGACTCTGCAGGTTGCTGTCTGTGTCTGTTCCGCCATGCGCTTTCGGGATGATGTGGTCGACAGTTTTCGCCTCGCTCACCACACCGACACGCAGACACAACTGACACAGACCTTTATCGCGCTTCAGAATACGGGCACGAATCACCGTCCATTTTGAGCCATAGCCACGCTGGTGGCGGCTCAGTCCGCGCTGGTGCTGCACCCAGCCTTCACTCCGATGTTTATCACAGTAGCCAGAGCTGTCTGTTGTTGTGCCTGCGCAGCCTCGCTTACGACATGCGCGGGGGATTTGTGATGGCATAGAATTTCGCTCCTCTAAAAAATATTCTGCTCTCACCGTCGGTCAGTTCTGCATACACTGCCGGACACTATCAACAATTTCGCAGACCTGAGAAGCTGTATCGAAAAGCTGACGCGCCTTATCCAGGCTGACGCATCCCACCAGGAAAAAAGGCACCAGTATCGCTACCAGTGCCCATTTCGCCGTCGTTCGCGGCATTCTGTGTGTCCAGTGTTTTCGCTTCATCTCACTATCCACCAATCAATCCGGATAAGCTCAATACTCGCCAGGCGGTGGAAATGAAAATGGCAACCAACATTGCTGAAAATGAAAGGCCAACAACCACACAGAGAATTCGCGCCAGTTTTATAATGCTATCTGACATATTTACCCCTGCCCCACTTACGATTTCACAGCAATGATCAATTTTGCCATCCCATACAGCATCGGAGACACAGTGATACCGACCGCCACCTACTTAATGGCAAAAGCCACCGCTCTGCTGATGTCATCAGTTACAGGCGCTTTCAA